GCACGTTTACCGATTGAAGGTGGAGAAGTGCGAATACTAAACGATGATGAAGTGTTAGGGACCATAGGTGATCCTGAATCAGTTCTTCATTATATTTAACAACATAGGAAGGAAACTATGCCAACAGAAAACGAAAACAAAGTAGAAAATCTTATTGACGTAGGTGAAGCAGATCAGCAAGAAACCGAAATTAATTTAGATGAAAAAGGTGAACCAGAAAAAATTGAAACACCTGCAGAAGAAAAAATAGAAGTTGAACAAGTACCTCAAGATAAAACTTATGAAAATGAGAGAGAGGTTAAACTTGAAAAACCAGAAGAAAAAGACGAGTTAAAAGAATATAGTGATGGTGTTCAAAAACGTATCGCTAAACTTACTCGTAAAATGCGAGAAGCTGAAAGACAAAGAGAAGAAGCAATTGCATTTGCGGAAGCAACTAACAAACAAAAAAGTGAGTTAGAAGGAAGACTATCTAAATTAGATAAATCTTATACTTCAGAATTTGAAACAAGAGTAAAAACTAATATGGCAGCAGCCAAGTTAGCTTTAAAAAATGCTATTGAATCTCAAAATGTTGAAGCTCAAATTGCAGCCCAAGAACAAATTGCAAATTTAACAATGGATGGAGCAAGACTTAATGCTATGAAAGTAGCAGAAGAATCTAAACCAGAACCTGTTAAAGATATAAACATTACACCTCAAAGACGAGCAGAACCCATACCTACAGATGTTAAAGCAGAAGAGTGGGCAGCTAAAAATGCTTGGTTTGGTAATGATTCAGCAATGACTTATACAGCTTTTGATTTACATAAAACACTTGTAGAACAAGAAGGGTATGATCCAAAATCTGACGAATACTATGCAGAAGTTGATAAAAGAATAAGACTTGAATTTCCGCATAAATTTGATAAGGTAGAGGACACTACTACAGAAAGAGCAAAACCTGCTCAAAATGTAGCATCGGCTAGACGTTCGGCCTCAACAGGACGCAAAAAAACTGTCAAACTCACGCCTTCACAGGTAGCAATTGCTAAAAGATTAGGTGTGCCGCTAGAAGATTATGCAAAACAATTAAAAATCAAAGTCAAAAAAGTTTGGACTCCACCCAACTCACTTGATGCACCACCAGCGCCAACTGGATACAGACATCAGTGGATACGTTCTGAAATACTTGGAACATCAGATGCTAAAAATGTAGCATCATCTTTGAGAGAAGGATGGGAGTTAGTGAGAGCTAACGAATATCCAGATTCTCAATATCCAACTGATACCGAAGGCAAATACGCTGGAGTAATTGGAGTGGGAGGCCTATTGCTGGCTAGGATACCAGAGGAGATTGCGCTTCAAATCGATGCTTATTATAATAAGCAAAACGAAGCTAAAGAAGAAGCAGTAGAGAACAATCTTATGAAGGAACAGCACCCAAGTATGAAATTCCATAAGGAATCTAATACTCGTGTAACTTTTGGTGGTACAAAGAAATAGT